TCTGTTCATCGGTTAGGGCGTCTGAAATAGTGATTGCTATATCTTTCTCGGTTGAATTAACAGACGCTTTAGGATCAACTCCATGTACCCATGCTTTGAAATTCTCCACAAAAACATCATAAGCAGAACGTCCGTGTAAAACATCACTAGAAGAAGTTGAAGAAGTCGATGCTTCACTTGATGATGCGACTTGTTCCGTGCTTTGTTCTTGACTTTGATCTGTATCTGCTTCTTGCTGACTGCAACCAGTCAACAATAATGTAAGTGTAGCAATCGCTACCAGTGTTACCTTTTTCATATTTTCCTCCCGGCTATCCCACTAGCCTATAAAATTCATCAATTACCATTAATTCGTCGGTCACTGATTTTAGTTTGTGCCTTTCCATAAAGTTTAAATAGTTGAAATCCTCTTTATCTGTTTGCTCTAACTCCTCTCTTAATAATGCGTGTATCATGGCCCTATTAGCTTCATTCTCGCACTTTATCGGGTTGATAGTATAATTAGCCTCTGTATGGTTTAGATGCCCTAATTCATGCAATATAACCCGTTTTTGTGCATCACTAGATAGTGCCTTGTTAACAAATACTATCTTTATCTCATCTACATAGATGCCGTGCCTATGCCACAATTCCTTATCAAAATAGGCTATACGGACACCATGCAGATCACAAATTTCTTCAATACTCATAATCTGCCTTGTAAGTAAATTTCTATAATATTTTGAATAGCTTGTATATCATTCTCATTCAGAGGCTTGCCATCGAATGTTTTGGCGTTTTCTGCCATTTTGCGTAGGTCGGTTTCTGAATAGGTTGGTTCGGGTTCGTTAACCACTTCCACGCCTAGCAAGTATTCAGATGTTACACCCAAAGCCTTTGCAAACTGTTCTGCTCTATTAAGAGGGAAGCCTCTAGTTAAATTAAAGTATCTAGATATAGCAGATTTAGCCATTCCCGTCCGTCTTGCTAACTCGCTAAGAGATATGCCTTTTTCATTACAAAGTTGTTTAATCAACTCTATTATTTCTGCATTGTTCCTCATTTTCTGACACCTCTCCTTATCTTTCTTCTATTATATCACCGTTCCCGAATAAGTACAAGTAAAAAGAAATTTTTAAAAAAAGTATTTTTTTTCGAAAAAAGTGTTGACATACGAGAACAATGGTGATATACTTAAGATGTTCCCGAACGAGAACAAAAACAAAAAAAGAAAGGAAGAAATATGAGATTAGATCACTTGCGAATTAAAGCAGAACGCATCGCAAAAGGTATGACACAAGACGAGATGGCAGAAGCCCTTGGTTGGAAAGACCGTGTGCGATACGCTAAACGTGAGAATGGTTTCGTGTCATTCAATGCAGATGAGTTGATTAAGGTCGCCACTATTTTAGGATACACCAAAGACCAACTCGGTATTTTTTTTACAAACGACGTTCCCGAAAGGGAACAAGTGTAGAGTAATTAGAAAGGAGAAAAATGAGACCAAGAAAATATCCGTACAAACAAAAACCACTCTTTCCTTCGACAAAAAGAGTGGAGAAAGCAATCAGAGAACTTGAAGCATTGAAAGAGCATTATCTTAGCTTGCCTGATGAGTTGAAACCTAGAGCGAAAGCGCTAGTCGGTGAGCAATCATACTATGTTACTGATTATGATCTTGAGATTGTTGCATTCGAACTAAGACTTCGTTTTCGTGAGTTGCTAACATTTTTCGAACAATGTCCTTAACTTCACGGACTTTTACTGGTTCAAAAGTATGATTATTATCACGGACTAACTCGATAAGTTCATCAATCATTGCATCAATAAAAGGACTATATGACATAACTTTACCTCCCTTCTGCTTACATTATAGCAGAAAGAGAACAAGAAGAAATAGAAAGGAGAAAGATGGCACAAAGACGGATGTTTAGTAAAAAGATAACTGAAACAGACAGTTTTCTTGATATGCCTCTATCGAGTCAAGCACTCTATTTTCATTTAAATATGGGAGCAGATGACGAGGGGTTTGTGGATAAAGTGAAAATGATCCAACGAACTATCGGTGCTAGTAACGATGATATAAAAGTTTTAATTGGAAAAGGTTTTATCATCCCGTTTGAAAGCGGAGTTGTAGTTATAAGACATTGGAGAATACACAACTATATCCAAGCAGATAGATTTCAAGCGACAATTCACTTAGATGAGAAAGCGCAGTTAGATTATGATAAGTCAAAAATAGCTAGCGTAAAGCCTTTGGATGAACGTATACAAAATGTATCCAAAATGGATACGCAGGTAAGGTTAGGAGAGGATAGATTAGATAAGGATAGATTAGATGAGGTTATCTACCTAAACAATGATGACAAAAAATCATTCTCACAAATTATCAAATCTTCAAATATCAAAATCAATGAGCGTCACACTCAAATGCTACTTGACTATATCGGACTAGATAATATGACGATTGATATGATCCGGTATGCGATTGAAAAAACAGAAGACGCTGGCTCTACTAGTTTTAACTATCTAAAAGCAATTTTAGAAAACTGGAAGAAAGAGGGCTTTACATCACTAGAAGAAGTTGAGGCACACGAGCAGAAGCGACAAGAGACACAATCTTACCAAAGCAAGAAGAAAGATTTTAGCTCTGGAAGATATGCACTGCTTGGAACTGACATAAGCGTACATGAGATTGATCCAGAGTTAGGATTTTAGGAGGTGATGCAATGGATTTACCATTGGTCTATCACATCAACGAGCAAGAGACTTGTGCTATACATTCTTGCTTCAAGTGGACATTCAATGATGATGTGCCACTAAGAAATAAGAATGACAGAACCTTTTGTCCAGAGTGTCAGCGTGAGAGCATGGCACGGGAACAAGAGAAGAAGATAGGACTTGCTTACAATAGCACGGTCTTACGAAGCACGTTTGATGTGTTGGACAAAAACAGTATTATCCCACCAGATCTAAAAGAAGCGAGTTTGAAGAACTTCACAGTTACTAGTCAGATTGAGGAATACGCTAAAAACTATGCTATGCGAATAGTAAGACACTATCTGCACGACGGTAGAGGCAATGCCTTGATAATGGGTGAAGCTGGTCGAGGAAAAACGCATCTAGCCCTAGCAATCGCTAGAAAGCTAAATGCTGACTTTAAAGCAAATAGCTCGCCTAAGAGCGTACTCTTTATGAATGTACCGACGATGTTCCAAAAAATTCAAGGTGGATTTAACAAAAAGGACGCTAGAACCACAGATGACTGGTTAGACTTACTGACCAAGGTTGACTATCTAGTCCTTGATGATTTAGGTAAAGGAGACCGTGGACAATGGAAGCAAGACTTTCTGTACACGCTCTTGGATAACCGAGATAAAACCATCATCACTACCAATATGGGAGGCAAGGCGATGAAAGAAGCCTTTGACGATGGTCTAAGAAGTCGCATAACGAAAGGTGGACGGGATTTGTACTTTAAGTACCCAGACAATGCAGAAGATAGGAGGAAACTACCATTTTGATTGAGGAAGATATCAAACTCTTTGAACGGATGTTTTACCCGTTATCAGAAATGCTAAAAGAAAAACTACTGGCATCTGATCCAGTAGTTGCAGAAAAGAAAATCAAAGACTTGATGCTATGTGCATTGAGTTAGGAAGGAGAGCATATGACAGTTAGTCGAGAAATGACAACTATTGAGTCAAATGTATTCAGTCAGATTTTATCTGGCACTTGTGATGAACCTATTCCAGCCCATCGTATCAGAGGGCGGTTTGGAATGAGCAAGCGTCAACTTGAGAATGTGGTAGAGAGCCTACGAGTGAATTTCAGAATACCTATTGTGGCAAAGAAATTCAATCCAAACGGCTATTATATCCCACGGAACGAAGAAGAACGTAGCGAGGGGTTAGCCCCTTACAAGAGACAGATTTTGACAGAGCAGAAGAACCTATCAATTATCCAGTCTATCAATTTAGAAGACTTTTGGAAAAACAAAAAAGCCCTTTAGTACAGCGAATACTAAAAAGGCAAAAGAAATTTTATCTAATAGGATTATAACATGACGAAATTAAAAAATCAATGGCAACCACGCATCATTAATGTGATGGCAGATGGAAGCCAATTAGAAGACTTGACGGGATACACAATCCCAAAAGATAGCGGTTATTACAACGTTATCAAGCGAATGAATAAGGAGATATAAGAATGAAATATGAATTATTAATAGATGATACAATCGTTTTTTTTGGAGTCCAACTTTTTAGAATCAAGGCTCTAATTTCTTTCGGAGGGGTGAAAAAAGGGGATGTCGGAGGATACGTTGAAAACGAAAAAAATCTAAGTCAATCCGGCAACGCTTGGGTATACGGCAACGCTAAGGTATACGGCAACGCAGAGGTATCCGGCGACGCAGAGGTATACGGCAACGCTAAGGTATCCGGCAACGCTTGGGTATCCGGCAACGCTAAGGTATACGGCAACGCTTGGGTATACGGCAACGCTTGGGTATCCGGCGAAGATCGGAAG